CAGAAAGCACTGCTACTGAAGGGTCTGCGGTAACACAAACGCCCGACCTATCCACCACTACAGTCGAGAAGGTTGATGATGTGGTTGATGCTGTTGCTGATGTTGTACCTACAGAGACAGCGCCTAAGAAAGCTCCTGTATTAGAGTATGCAGAGTCTACTATTAATCCACAGGGTGTTCCCATTAGGATATATAAAGACCCGGAAAATCCTGGGATTAATATCGTTGAGTCAGAAGGCGTTGTGCTTTACCGAAGAAAGGATAGAGCTAAGGCTGTAACTCTTTCTAACAATGCTACAGCAGAAACAGTAGAGCGTCATACCCCTAAAGTAAAGGCTGCGCCTAAAGCAAGACCAGAAGGTAAGACCTATAGTGGGCCTAAGCCCAAAGGAGCAAGCGATGCTTTGGTTAAATGGCTATCTGGAACCGCGCCGTTTAGGCTTACCATTGCAGCACAAAGAGCAACACAAGCAAAAAATGTAGGGCTTGATCCCACTCAGTACACCACTGAAGAAGAGTTGTATGATGCTATTATCGAGAAGATAGAGGCTGCTCCAGTAGAACCAGTTGCGCCAGTAGCAACAGAGGTTCAAGAGATAGCGGAAGAAATAGTTGAAGAGTCTAATATAGATAGGCTTGGTAGACAAATGATGGAGAGGAAGGTTATAGAGGGGATGTATCCTGAGATAGATGAGGTTGGAGATACAATCACAGTAACAGATGAAGAAAAAGTAGAAGCTATACTTGCGCCTGACAGTACAATTGAGCCCTATGATGATACCATGGGTTGGGGTGACCCTGAAGCTGAGGCTAGAGCACAAGAAAAACAAGAGAAGATAGAAAACAAAGCTAGGGCGGCAGAAAGAAGTCTTGAAAAACAAACACCAGCATACTTGACAAGTCTTCCATTAGCTACAGCTCTTAGTAATATTTCTAATCCAAGAAAGACAGGTGGCTATGATATCAACGCGTTACGAGCTATTGCTGAGAACATACTTAAATCAGATCCATCCTTTACCTATAATAAGAAAGGCAAAAGGAAAGAGCTCGAAGCATCTATTCATGAATGGCTTATTGATCAGGAAAATATAACTGAAGTAGAAGATAACTCTCCGTATGAAGATACGTTTGATGAGGACACTGGTATTATATCTACAGGGCCAAAGCCTGCGGCGGAGTCACGGTCTCCTACAATATTAGAAGGTCTAAAAGGGGAGAGGGGGTTCAACGCTGCTGAGGTTGAAGCCTCTATTAACGAGGAGCTTGTAAAAATATTTGGTAGTAGAACTGTCAAAGAAATGAAGAAGATTTTCTTTATAAATTTTCTTTCTAACAAGGAGGCAATCAAGGCTAGAGGTGTAGATAACTTAGACACCATTGCATTTGTAGATCAGAATAACGGGTCGGTGTATTTTATTCCATCAAGAATATCAAACAATACTGTTGCCACTAGTGATTCTATAAGGGGATTAATATGGCATGAGATTGGAGCTCATGTTGGTAGAGATCTATTATCTTCTAACGAGTTTGCATCAGTCATAGGCCAGGTTCGTAAGATGTATTCTGAAGGAGATACCTACGCAGTAGATGCTGTTGCTCAAGTTGCAAAAAATTATAAGGGCCTGCTTAAAGATAAAACAGGTGAGTCTGAGAGTTATACTAGTGTAGATGGTACAACTAAATTCCTAGAAACTAGTTTTAATAAAAAGGGGAAGTCTTTCACCGCTCCCGTAACTCCCGCTAACCCAATATTTTGGGAAGAAGTTCTTGCTCATATGCTCCAGTACAGAGGGGAAGAGTTAAACCTTCAAAGACCTTCTCTTATCAAGAGAGTTAAGGATGCATTTAAAAAATTCTTCTTGAGAATCGGTGAAGTATTTGGTATAGAAGACGCACCAACCATGAGTACAGATGATATCTTTAATCTCATGGCAGGCGTAACTATAGAAAGACTTCCGTCTTTTGTTGATTCTCGTCTTGTTAGTCTATCAGAAAAAAATATAACTGCGGATGTTTCCCAGGGTTATTTAGGTTATATCTTTAACCGCAGGCTCAAAGCAAGAAACGATTTTATAAATGACTCTGTAGAAAAGAATGTTATGTATCATGGGTCAGACAAAAACTGGTCAGCTCCTATTCTAGAATTCACTGAGTTAGGTCTTCATGTTGGGACAATGCAAGCGGCCCTCCAAAGAGTAAAGGGTGATGACTCCAAACTTAAGAAGGGGTACATTAAAGTTACCAATCCGTTTGTTACCAAAGACATGGGGCATTTTGCCGGACCATTAGCTTGGTCAAATAATTTAAATGANATGATGAGAGACGGAGCGATCTCAGAAAAAGATTATCAAAAACTATTCCCTATTGCTAANGGGTGGTCAAACACTCTAGATCCATTGTCGGGAGAAAAGTTAATCTTTGAGGGATTCAAAGAATTTTCAGTTGACTTAAGAGAGGCTCTTAAATCATTAGGCTATGATGCAGTCTCGTATGTAAATAAATCAGAAGATTCAGGTAAAGTTAGTTACACACTACTATCTGAGAACCAGTTTAAAAGTGTTGAATCATTATCGTTCGACTCTGGCACTAACGCCTTTAAAGACGCAAGAGCTGCCATCGCATCCCCAGAAAAAGAACTTGGCCCTGCTAAGAAGATAAATGATATTGCAAAGCCTCAAGTAAAGGACACTAGAGAATCTCAAGGAAAATTATTCCGCGCCGCCAAAAGAATCCAAAGAGCAATCGAACCATTGATGACTCTTGAAGGGTATAGCGCTCTTGAAGCCCAGAGGATGCTTACCAAGGGAGAGATAGGTAGATACCATAACATGGGAAGGGTGTTGTTTGATGTGCTCTATCAGGCTGATGCTAAAGAAAAGAAAGTTATCCTAGATTACTTTGAAACAAGAAATGCTTCTCCTGATGCGCTTCCAGATAGGAAGGTTGATGTTGCTATGCTTCCTACTGTTGCTAAAGGAACTAGATCTACTGCAAGCTCCTCTGAAAAACAATCAATCAAAGATGCTGTAGTTAAAGCTAAGGTTCAAATAGAAAAGCTAGGGTCAGACCTGGTAGCTATGGGCCTTATAACTAAAGACCAATACAGTGAATGGCAGGGGCAATATCTTCCTAGAGCCTACCTTAGATACTTAGGTGATGATAGGATTGCGAGAGGCCTTGGAACAAGCAAGATGACCTACACCAAGGTAAGGTCTGCTCATGAAAATTTCCTAAANGATATTGTGGANGGAAGGATTAAAGATCCAGGGTTCCTTGCGGGAAGATATATATCTATGGCAGGCGCTGACCTTGCTACAATTAATTACCTTAACTTTATTGCTGCTGATACAGGAAAGAATGGGTGGGTTCTACCAAATCAACTAGTCAAGTACAATGGAATGCAGGGTACTGTTGGATATTGGAATGAATTAGTTGGTGATATGAGGAAGAGGATTTCTCAGACAGAGTTGTTAGACCCATCCAAGGTGGAAGATATGAAGCGGGTTGCTAATGAAATACAATCCGCTATAGATAAGGTGGGGGAGATAGGTTCTCCTGAAGGGTACAAGAGGGTTCCAGATAGTGCGCGATACGGAGCTATGAAAGGGCTCTATGTTAAGAAGGAGATNATTAATGACATCATGGGGATGGAGTCATTGTATTCTAATAATGAATTTCTTAATAGTGTATTATCTTTCTCAACAAAAACTTCAAAGTGGTTTAAGTATACTAAAGTACCAATGAATATACCTACGCAAGCTAGGAATATTATATCTAATATTGTCCTAATGGATGTATCGGGAACAAACCTCTTTAAGATTCCAGGCCTGCTAAGCAGGGCTATGTCAGATATTGTTGCTGATGGAAAGTATGCCCAGCTTGCAAGAAAGTATGGAATAGAGATGACTACTTTTTCTTCTGAAGAATTAGTAACTATGGATAGGGAGCTTAATAAGTTAAAGGCTGAGGATAAAAGTTGGAGTGGACTGTGGGCGAGATCCAAGATATTCTTTCATGACTATCTAGATGTAGGTGGCAGGGCATATGCAAAGACTGAGGTGATGTTTAAGATTGCCAAGATGATTGACCTTATGGAGAATCATGGCAAGAGTGAGGCGGAGGCTGCGCGATTAGGTAACGAAGCATTGCTTGACTACGGTAATGTATCACAAAGTATAAGGGTTATAAGATCCCTTCCCTTTGGTTCACCATTCATAACGTTCAACCTGAAGGCAGGGGCTCAGATGATTCGCAACATACGCAATCATCCTATTGCTGTTGCTAAGTATGCAGCTATACCATATCTCGTAGCGCAGATGTTGCTTGATCAGAATGATGATATAGAAGAAGAAGATATTCCAGCGATGAAGAAGTTGGTTGCTGATTACATGTCCAAGAACCTTACCACTATGGTGATGCCTTGGAAAGATTCAGAAGGAAGACTTAGGGTATTTGATATGGGGTACTTCTTACCGTGGGGTGCTCATTTAAATCTTGGTAAGAATCTTTGGGATGGGGAGTTTGGAGAGGCCATGAAGCAGCCAGGCTTCTTTGGTGGGCCCTTCCAGGCAGTGCCTGGGTTGATGAATAACAAGGATCCATTCACTGGCTATGAGATTTATAATGAGGCCGATCCACCTAGGCAGAGATATGAAGATATACTTGGGTTCATTGCAAGCTATGCTACGCCTCCTATGTTAATGCCAAGAAATAAATCAGGTGATGTTATAGGTAATGGTGGTCAGTTAATTAAGACCCTGATGTGTGCTGATTGGATAGACGGCAACATAGATAAGGATGGACTACCAAAGAATACCTGTGGGACTGCCACTTTATCCTGGTTGGGCGTTAATACTCAACCCCTTACCGCNGAGACAGCTCAACGTAAGATATACTTTAAAGGTAAGGAGGTTAAGGCTGTAATAAATAGACTAAGAAAACTAATTGATGATCCAAATGTAAAACCAGAACAAAGAGAAAAATTAATCAATGAGTATAGAGCTCATGCTATGAACATAATGAGGGAGCTTCAGGAATTACAGACAGCTTATGGAAAAGTAAGTGATGCCTTATGATTATGTAGAGGTAGAGTGGTTGGATATAGTGTCTACTGCGGGGTGGGAAAAGTCTGAGGATACAAAGTTGGCCGTCTTCTGGTCATATGGTTTCTTAATAAACCATGATAAGGAAGAGGTAAGGATAGCTGTCTGTAAAGACGAGGAGGGGGAGTGGTTTGGATTTACTATAATACCCGCCGGCTGTGTTAAAAAAATAACCAGCCTAACTGAGGGTGTAAGCAGTTTAGAGTCATGCTCAGGACTTGTGTTAAATGAATATAATAATAAGACAGGCTGAGAAAAAGATATAACTCATGTACCACACTGTTACAAAGACTATATCTTTGAACATCTTGTGTTCCATTTCTGTATAGCTAGATCCTTTTGTGATTCTATCTTTGGGTGAAAACTAAAGAATAAAGAACACTTGGAACATCCTACTAAGAATTTTCCAAGAGTAGCTTTTAAACCGCAAAATGGACATGGCTTCATGAGTAATCCCTCAGTAGTTTACGTTGTGTTACAGCATGCATGTCATCATAATAACCCTCCCCATCTAGTCCGTTTAAATTTACTATACCCCTCCACCAATTATACTCTGTATCCCTACACCAATTCTCTGAGTACTGTGGATGAGAGAAGCATCCTGCGCTGAGCCCAAAGATTTTCTGACCATCTGGGCGTGTCTGTTCTGCATGATTATACAAGTGGGAATGTCCTTGCACCGCTGAGCAGTGCAGTTTAGAAACTAATTGATGACCAATATGTGATGAACTTATTGGCCTCCCCGCCACCCCTGATGTAAAGTAATGTGAGAAGTTTATCCCCTCTATGGAGAGGCATCCCTTAAAGGGTGTAATCTTCCAACCATTCTTTTCATACTGTAGATCCTTCAGAGATATAGCTCCATCTAACTCAGGAGCTGAGTTAACAGCCCTATCTATTCTATCTTCATGGTTACCAATACACATATGTAGTTTGGGTTTATATTGTTTCTCCTTTTTCTTTCTTTTTGATTCGTTAAGTTTCTTTATAGGGGCAAAGAGTTTCTCTTGTGCGTCTAATATAGAGTCAACATCCTTACTGTATCTCCTCCCCTCAAATCCTTTGGTGCCTTTATCATACGAAGAAAGGCTTGGCATATCACCGAAGTCTCCTAAGCATACGATTATACCAGGCTGTTCTGATACTATATAGTTACCTAATGCGACAAACCTATCGTTGTCATATTCTGGTGCAGCGTGGCAATCTGGCAACACCAGTAGGTCTTTCTTTCCCTTCATTTTTAATTACTCCTATTCTTACGAAGAATGCCATTGTGGTACCCCCCTACCATAGGGGTGTTTTTCACTGTTATTTACCCTTTCTTTTCAATGACTTACGAGTGCGTTTTTTACGTTTGACAACAGTCGATATACCATATGGGGACTCTCCTTTTATAGCCGACTTTAGCTCTCTGTTCATCATTCGAGAGGCATCTAACTGATCTCTATGTAGTAACTCAAACCGCATAGCGTTCCATACCGGAGAGCATAGGTCCAAGTTGCCTGCCGCTGTCTGAACAATCTGACCCCTGGTGAATTCATTTCTTGCTACCTTCTTCCAGTGGGCTAACGACTTTTTATATTCTGCTCTTGTTATATTATTGTCATCATAGAAAACGCTCATATTCCACATACCCCACTAAGGCATTGCTCTTCACTGTTGTCTTCATATACCACGCCACGCTTACTGTGAGCCTCCTCATAAGGTACTGAGGTGATGGGTTGACCGCCCCTCGCCCCATCAGGATATACTGTTAACCCTCTTAATCCATGTGCATATTTAGCAATAGTAGAAGCATATTTATCCACGGTATCTTCCCCGTTTAACTCTGTTCCCCAAGCGGGGAGATTAATAGTGCTACTAATAGCGTGGTCCACATATTTCTGTAGCTCAAATTGAAATTTTATTCTACGCTCAGGATCCTGNGCTAGATCAACAGCTGATTCTATTTTTTCTGGGTTGATTCCTCCGTCGATGAGCGCTTGGGCTGTACCGTCAACGACAAATTGATGTTTCCATTTTGTTCCATCTGTAAGGTAGCGCCTGCGGTATGCCACGGCGTAGATTGGCTCCACTCCAGAGGTCGTTCCCGCGAGGATGCTAATAGTCCCTGTCGGAGCGATTGCTCTGTAGCCTTTAGGACGCTTGAGAAAAAGTCTGTCGCAATGAGCGTCAGCGGATCGTTTGCTTTCTCGTTCATATTCTTTCATCCATTGTTTAAGTTCATCAGTCATCTCGTACCTGTAGTTACGTTTGAGCAGCCACTCATGCATGCCCATTAGGCCGAGTCCAATACGACTATTCTGTCTTCGTACCCTAGCTATTTTATCATAAGGAAGCTGCGCTCTAATTAAGCCACATACTAAGAACTTAGACGCGAGAGAAACGACCTCTTTAAATTCCTGTATCGTCTCAATATTAGCAAGGTTAACAGAACCAAGGTTACATACATCACTATCATCTTCGCTTGTAATTTCTGTACAAGCATTTCGTAACGTTTCATTTTCTTTATCGCCAAAGTTAAAACTAAATCCCGGCTCCCCCGTCATCATAGCCTGCCTTACATTTTCTAGAAAGGTAGGATTCATAGGGTCTTTGAGCCATGCGTCATCGTAGTTGAGTGATATGTTCATCATATCTAGTGGGGCTGGAAAGTTAAAGTCTAACTTCTTTAGCTCTGCTAGGTTTGTATTTCCTATGCTTTGCTCATGCCAGTTCTTAGCCTTTAGCAATGTGGTGGCGTCCTCATGTTGCCAATTCATACTGCCATACAGGGCAGATCTACGACTCCCCCCTTGCATTACATTTCTTCCAACCTCGTTTAAAGTGTATAATAGAGGAATAGGCCCAGAAGCTACGCCACCCGTTCTTTTTAATCTGCGTCCAGACGGCCTTGCTCTTGATATATCTACACCTATCCCGCCTCCTGTCATAAGACAGGACATTGCTCTCTGTGTTACCGCCGCCCATTCTTCTCTTGAGTCCTCCTCTAGCCTTAATAGATAGCAGTTGTTATAAAATCTTGCGTCTCTGCTAGCGTACCAAAGATACCTACCGCCAGGAATAAACTTAAATTCAGAAATATACTGAGCCAATTGATCTCTGTCAGTTTTTTCCATTAAGTTGTTCTTGGTTCCGTTGAAATCACCACACACACTATTAACTACAGCATGCGCCTTGTCACCCCATGATTCATATTCGGTGGAGGCATATTTGTTTTTAAATATATCATAACCAAGATCAGTTTTGAATCTCATTATGCTCCTCCCTTACTCCGGTACTTCCAAACCCACCATCACCTCTGAATCTATCCTCCTTGTAGTTGTGTGTTATAACCGGAGACAGATAGCTGTTAAATACTAACTGCGCTATTCTGTCGCCACGCTCTACATCAAAAGGCATGGCATCAGAGTTAAACAATAATACTTTTAATTCTCCCCTATAATCTGGATCAATAGTCCCAGGAGAATTAAGAACAAACACTCCGTGTTTAGCAGCTAAGCCGCTCCTGCTCCTTATCTGACACTCCACCCCTACCGGCATCTTTAATTTTATACCGGTGCGAATTAACTTTCTATCCAAAGGGCGGATAACCATGTCTTCCGATGAATAAACATCATACCCAACAGAGAACTCTGTCCCTTTCCCTGGAAAAGTATAGGCGTTATCCATCAATTCAACTTTTATTTGATCTTTCATCTATGTATTTAGCCTTAAGGTTATTGTCTTTAGCATACTTCATGTATTCTTTTAGAGTGCAGCCTGCGTGGTTTTCAAAACATTCGTGCCATGATTTAAACTTTACAGGCTGCTCACTCTTCCCTTTATATATCTCTCTTGCTAAAAAATATATCAACTCATCAGCAAGTTCCCCTTTAGAATGGTACGTCATCAGTTACTTCTTTAGTAATAGATGCCATCTCTTCTCTGGCGCTACTACTAACCTCCCTCTTAACCTCTGGAGTAGAATCTTCTACCTCTTTGTAAGCGTCAGGGCTATTTATCATCTGAAGCATCTGCCCTTTAATGTCAGTTGTATATTTTTCTACGCCATTCTTATCGGTATACTTTCGATAGTCAATAGACCCTTCTACATATAAGTTAGTTCCTTTGGTTACAAAACTATCTACAACGTCCGCTTGTTTTCCAAAGAATATTACTGTGTGCCAGTCAGCCTTCTTGTACTCTCCCCAACCAGACTCAGTTACCATTGAAACTTGGGCAATCTTACTGCCGTTTTTAGTGTCCCGTATAACAGGATCCTTCCACACACTACCAACCAAGATTGCTTTATTGATACCCTTCATTGTTCTCTCCGTGTTTACTCTTTCGTTTATATAACTTACCAGATGGTACTACTACTGGCTTGTTAAACTTATGTGCATGCTTAGCTACTGGATTCTTTTTCTTTATTGAATCTTTCTGGCCAATATTTCTTGACATTTTTCCAAACCTCTAAAGATGATTCAAATATTTTCCAATATCTATCATGATTTTCTTTGTCCCATTCATGAAAAACAACAGTGCCTGGGTTGCTGGAGCTAATAAATACATTGGCTATTCGTTTTGCTGGGGCTGGAAGCGCCCTCTCATATGCTATTAATTGATAAGCCATAGACTCATAGGCTAGCTGTTTGCTACCACTAGAAAACTCTTTGGTTTTAAAATCAATAACCCATTCATCAGATACCAAGTCTATCATTCCGCCATACCCGCCACTTATGTTACATGCAATCTCTTCTGATCTCCACTGTTGCTCTCCACAGTTTATATCAAGCAGAGATTTAACCGCATAACAAATGCTTTTATCTTCCTGGTACTCTGGTTCGTTACCTGTTTTAAAGAATTCCTCAAGCATACCATGTATCCTACTCCCTCTGTCTGAGGCCTCAATTGTTTCGCGCTTACTTTCAATCAAGACCCTGTCTTTCCAAGTGTCAAATTCATGGTCGCCTCTAGAAACAATTGAAGCAGCCTGTATAGCCTTGTTTATTTTCCATGCGTCCAGTCCAGGCTTTGCTAAAATGTCAAGAACCGAGGTCACTGAAGGCATCCAACCGTGTGCTCTAGCATCACGTAGAGTAGACGCCCTTGTCTTTCCGTTCTTTCCTTTAACAAAATGGCACGGCTCNCCTTCTTTATTATACCAGTGCATTAGACATTCCTATATCTCCAACAACTGATTATCCCTTTAGACCAATCCCAGTCGTCTCCCACCTTGGTCATGTCAACAATCTCTTTGGCGTGGTCGTATTGCCATGCTGCATTATTAAATGACCGCACCGTAGAATGGAATACATCTCCCTCCAGTTCTGCGAATTCACCTGCAAAACTAGATGATTCCGTTAGGAATTTTTCCTTCGCTTCATCAAGTTTCAGATTGTCGTAGTCTCTTTCCTTCTTACTTTTATTTCTTACTTTCATTTTTCTTCTCCATTAGTTCGTCAAACCCTTCAGGTGTAGCCCATACAGCGGGCTGTTTGTTTCTATTAAAGCAGCTTGGATGATATAAATATCTTCCAATCCCAAATAAAACTGCTGCCCTCTTTAATGCGTCAGAGATACCGCCTTTCTCTCCTTCAATGTTGGAGTCTCCCGCTCCATCAGATTTAGTAACCCATTCTTTATCTATCTTAACAGATAATTCACAGATCATTCGATCACCTATCCAATTATATTTGGTCTGCCAATAGGCGGTGCCCACAGTTTCATCTAACCTATCCATCACATCCCTTGCTGTAATGTATGCCAGTTCTGTTCCACCACCACCCTTACGCCAACGTATCTTTGCTACAGGGAATGGTCTCTTGAGTGCCATCTCTAATTTATCCATTAGATTCTCCTGGTTTCTTTAATGTACTCCTCAAATCGGAAGTAATCCGACTCGTCCCTTTCTTTTTCTATCTTATCTAACCATTGTTCATACTCTTCCTTGTACTGTTGCTCCTCAAGCAACTGCTGCTGTTGCCACCAGTCAGGCGGGTCTTCTTCATTCATAGTATTGCTACCTCCCGGCTCATTGTAGTAGGGTTATAGAATCCAGCCTCAATTAAAACCGCTTCAACTCTTTCCATATACTCAGCAAACTGTGTAACATTTAAGCTGGATGTCTGAACCGCAACCTCAACCGGCTCTCCTTTTAAATTAGAAATTGTATTTGTTCCCAATACCTGAACAGACATTATACCATGTAACTCATTGGCAGTATATCCTATCTCATTAGCAGCCTCTCTAATAATATGCCAATACCTATTGTTCTGATCAATAGATCTTTGATTCTTTTTATTGTAAGGCTTAATGACAATCTCAAAAGGTTGATCTGAAATAGATAGTTCTTTTATATAATTAATACAAGAGCTTTTGGAATGTAAATCATATAATTTAAATCTCTTTGTTTTCATTTATTCCTCCATTCTATTATACCATACTCGAATGCTCGCCCTATTGTTTGCAAGCACCATCTCATCTGGGTCTCTTTATCTATCTTGCCGCTATGGCAATCAGCGTGGCAGCTATAACACACAGGTAGTGTAAAATAGTCTGGCACTTTCTTTCCCATACCAGCACCAAGAGCGCCAACCCTAAGATGGTGGGCCTGGGAATCGTAGCCACAGTATATACATGGCTGCTCTGATACCCACTGAAGATACTTTTTATTCTTCATAAACTGGTAGTATGCATC